GTATGAACCATTTGATTTGCAAGTTGCACGCGGGCAAATTTATGGCCATCAACAAGTAAGTATTTTTGGGTATCAGCCTTCGGTTGGTACCTCATCAATTGCAATTTGGGAAAATGCTTCAGCTTATACTTTTCCAGCATCAGCTTCCACTATGGTTGTGGCAAGTGGCTCTGCAACTGATAATGGAGCTACAGTTCTTGTAGTTGGTTTAGATGCAAACTGGAATCAAATACAAGAAACAGTAACTATTGCAACAGGTGGAACAACCACAGTGAATAGTTATTTGAGGATTAACAATTTGTTTTTGGCAACCCCAGCATCTGGTCAAACAACAAATGTTGGTCAAATTACAATCAAAGTAAGCACGACAACTTACGGTCAAATCAATGTAGGTATTGGTAAATCTCAAAATGCCTGGTACAGCGTACCTGCAAATTATGAGTTTTATTTAGATCAAGTTGAAATCAATACAACCAATAGTTACACGGGTAGTGTGATCATTACTTATAACGTGCAAGCCACAAACAATGTGACTGGCGTAACTTTAAGTGTATTGCAACAACCTTTTGTTTCAATTTTTACAATTACAAGGCCCAATCCTTTTAAATACACCCAAAAAACTGATCTTCAATTCCAATTGAAAGCAAGTTCAGGAACTATTGGTGCTGGTTTGGTTGTAAATGGAAAGTTGATTCAAGCCAACAATACCGTCACAGGCGTAGGTACATAATGCCTAGCAAATCACCTGCTCAACATCGATTGATGGAAGCCGCCGCCCATACCAAGGGTGGTTTTGGTGGCGTTCCACAAAAGGTCGGCAAAGAGTTTGTGAAAGCTGACAAGGAGAAGAAGATGGCCAAGGGCGGACTTTATGCCAACATCCATGCTAAACAGGAGCGTATAGCCCATGGATCAGGTGAAAAAATGCGTCGTGTCGGATCTGAAGGTGCCCCCACAAAGGAAGCCTTTATCCAGTCAGCTAAAACGGCCAAGAAAAAAACTGGCGGTGGAGTCAGTTTGGCTGTCGGTCGTGGTGAAAAACTTTCGACAGAAAAAGGCGCAGGATTGACGGCCAAAGGTCGGGCAAAATACAACCGTGAGACTGGAAGCCATTTGAAGGCACCACAACCTCAAGGTGGCGCGAGAAAAGATTCGTTTTGTGCAAGAATGTCTGGGATGGTGAAACACGCATCTGGAGACGCGCCAAGGGCAAAGGCGTCACTGAAGCGGTGGAATTGTCCTGGTTGGTAAGGGTAGATCATGGCATTTTCAGGAACGACAAGTCAGACAATAGTCAGCGTTCAAACCGTCATTGATCATGCGGTGCGTCGTTGCGGCAAGTTGGCTGAAGAAATCACTTCAGAGCAACAGTTGGTTGCCAGAGAGAACTTGTATTTTCTCTTGTCCAATATGATGAACCGTGGCATCCAATATTTTGCCCTCTACAAGACCGTTATTGGCCTTGTAGCGAATCAATACGATTACTTGCTACCTGTGGGTGCCAATGACGCTTTAAACGTCTTATATCGCCAAATGGCACAGCCTACCGGCAACTACACATCGAGTGCAGGCGGAGTGGTTTCCAACCTGTATGACAACAACACAAACACTTATTGCCAACAAAGTTCACCCAATGGCAACTTTGAGGTGATTTACGGGACCAATAATCCCCAATACATTGGCTCAATTGGGTTCATGCCATACATTGCCAACTTTGGAACTGCAACTTGGAACTACCAATTGCAGGCATCCCTTGACGGGACTACTTGGCAAACGCTTTATACCGGCACAAATGTGGCTGTTCAAGACGGTCAGTGGGTGTGGCAAGACATTGACCCAGGGGCTAACGTCAGCTACTACCGCATGGTGGCTACAAATGGCACAACTTTGGCCCTGAGAGAGCTTTATTTTGGCAACAACAGCCGTGAAATTGAAATGTCTCGCCTAAATAGGGACGACTATACCAATTTGCCCAACAAAAACTTCACTGCGAACCAGCCTTTTCAATATTATTTTCAAAGAACGATCAATCAGCCAACAATTACGCTATGGCCAGTGCCAAATACGTCATTTGTGCAGGCAACAGTATGGTATTCAGCCTATATTGAGGACGTTGGATCGCTTTCTGGTCAGTTGGCCATACCTCAAAGGTGGTATGAGGCGGTGATCTTTATGTTGGCTCACCGTATGAGCTTGGAATTGCCTGCGGTTGACCCCACTCGGATAGCATATCTTGAAAAAATGGCTGACAAATTCCTCTACGACGTCGAACAAGAGGAAAGAGACAAGTCGCCAGAGTACTTTGCGCCGAATATCTCGGTTTATACTAGGTAAAAAGTATTACTTATGCCTTTATTCCTTGATACACGCGGCTATTCAGACATTGCAATTGCGGTATGCGACCGTTGCAAGATGAAGCGCCCCCATGCGGAGTTGAGTGCTGACTTTAACTTCCCTGGCCTGCGGGTGTGTGAACAAGGATGCAAAGACGAAAAGGACCCATATCGTTTGGCCGCCAGAAGGACTGAGCGGATTAACATTCGTTTTCCAAGGCCAGATGAAAATATTGCAGTGGTGCCAGACGCAATTCAAACCACTGGAGATAATCAGTGGGATTTGTCGCCTGAACAGAACACACAAAACCCCCAAGACAACGGAAATCTTGATACACTCAGTCCATCACCAGGGCAGTAAAACATGGCAAATGTACAGATAACCCAACTCCCAACAGCAGGTGCTCTAACAGGCTCAGAAGCTGTTCCTGTCGTCCAAAATGGGGTGACTGTTCAGACTACTACTGGACAGATTGCTACTGCGTCTACGCTGTCTACATATCCATTCTTGACTGTTGTTGCTACGCCTTCATTGGCAAGCAGTCGCTATTTATCCACTACCACCGGCCTTGGATTGACCGATGACGGTGCAGGCAGTAATTTAGTTATAAGCTTGAATGGCGTCAGCGGACAGCTTGAAACATCTTCTGCTGGGTTCCAAGTCAAAACCAATGGGTCCACGCTGACCAACAGAACAATTACTGTATCTGGAAGTGGATTGGCCATTTCAAATGGAAATGGAATTTCAGGCAATCCAGTCATCAGCACCACAGGTGTTTTGGCTAATTTTGCATCCACATCTGGTACTGGATTAGTGACAATTAACGGGACCACTGTCAGTCAAACAACAATCCAAGGCACGTCAAATCAAACGACAGTCACAAATGGAAATGCTTCTGGTGGACAGCCAACAATTGGCTTGGCAAACAATGTTGTTTTGCCTGGAACGGGAGGAGCACAATTACCTTCTGGAGACTCAACAACCAGAATCAATGTTAATGGCGTGATTCGTTATAACACCGCAAACAATGTGTTTGAGGGTTATCAAAACGGTTCTTGGTCTAACTTTGGAAGTGGTAGCGGAACGGTTACAACTGTTGGTGGAACATCAAATCAAATCAATGTTGCCAACGGGACAACTACTCCAACAATATCCATTGCAAACAATCCTGTATTACCAGGTAATGGTGGCGTAGTCCTTCCTCAAGGCGGCACAGCACAGAGATCTGCTGTCAATGGAACCATTCGGTATAACACCGATACATTGACTCTAGAGGCATATACAAACAGCGCTTGGGGAGTTATTACAACGTCCTCAACCGTTGGTGTCACTTTGATCAATACCGGCACAGGTTTGACAGGTGGACCCATTACATCAAGTGGAACCATCGCAATTGATACCACTGTAGTGGCCACATTGAATGGTACTCAAACGCTGACTAACAAAACCATCAGTGGTTCAACCAATACATTGACAAATATTGGCAATTCATCACTGACTAACAGTTCTTTGACTGTCAATGGTACATCCATAAGTTTGGGTGGATCTGGAACAGTTACTGCGACCACAACGAATGCATTGACAATCGGAACTGGACTTTCTGGTACATCATTCAATGGTTCAGCCCCAGTAACAATTGCAATTTCAAATACTGGTGTGACATCAGGAACTTATGGTTCTGCATCTGTAATTCCAGTCATTCAAGTCAATAGCCAAGGTCAAATTACTTCTGTCAGCACCCAAGCTATCAACTCTCCAACGTATCAAGGTACTTGGAATGCCAGCACCAATACGCCTACATTAACGTCTTCTGTTGGCACGCAAAGCTATTACTATGTAGTTTCTGTGGCTGGTAACACCACTTTGAATGGTGTTTCAGGCTGGAATGTGGGGGATTGGGCCATCTTTACTGGTGGTGTCTGGGAAAAGGTCCCAGGTTCCTCCTCCGAGTCATTTACAAACTTGACCACAACAAATCTGGCTGTAACTGGACTGACTGGCTATATGTATGCCAACGGATCCAGCAATGTCACTGCAAGCTCCACAATACCCACCAGCGCACTCACTGGGACGCTCGGTATATCTAACGGTGGTACAGGTCAAACAACCGCTTCTGCGGCTTTTAATGCGCTTTCTCCAATCACTACAACTGGTGATTTGATCATTGGAAACGGATCAAACAGCGCTACCAGGCTTGCAATTGGTTCAAATGGATACGTTTTAACTTCAAACGGTACAACTGCATCATGGCAAGCCTCCACTGGAGGTGTGACATCGTTTAGCGCAGGAACCACTGGATTTACCCCAAGTACAGGTACAACTGGTGCTGTAACGCTTTCAGGCACATTAAATGTTGCTAACGGTGGCACTGGCGTTACGTCTTCATCTGGTGCAAACAGTGTAGTTTTGCGTGATTCAAACGGAAATATTGTTTGGAACAATGAAGCACCTGGGTACACCAACAT